CAATATATTATTAAAGTTATAACAACTCTAAATGGATCTTTACAAGCAGTAGCATATGATAAATTTAGTAATATGAAAATAACTCAAACAGCTCCAAGTAAAACACGTAAAGCTGATGATTTAGTTAATGAACTTAAACAAATACTAGGATAGTAAAATATTTATAAACATGAAAGCAGATACATTTATCAAACTTCTTCGCAAAGTTATACGTGAAGAAGTGCAACAGGTTGTAAGAGAAGAATTAGGTTTATTATTAGAAACACCAGAACCTAAAAAAACAGTGGTAGAATCTAAAACTACCACTAAAAATTCTATGGTAGAATCAATCAAACCTAAACAACCTCTAAAACCAACTAACTTCACTAACAACAATATCTTAAATGAGATATTAAATGAAACAGCTCATACTAGTGATTGGCAATCAGTAGCTAATATGAATTCATCAATGGCTCAAGGATTTGGCCCTATAGGTAATTATAGCACTAATGAACCAACTATTGTTAATAGTGTTGATCAAATGTTATCCTCAGCTAGACCAGCTGGAGATGTAACGCATGTTCAAATAGATGCTGTACCTGATTTTAGTGGTCTTATGAAAACAATGAAAGAAAAAGGACAAATATAATGCTAAATAGACCTATATATCCTGTTAACCCTCAAGGTATTGGACAACCTAGAGGTATTGGTATCAATGTTTTATTTAATAATGAAACAAGTGTTTTTAATACTACCACAACCACTAAGGAACAAGTAAAATCTAATTTAATTAATTATATACTAACAAATAAAGGAGAACGTCTTTTTGATCCAACATTTGGAGGTGATTTACGAGCATCTTTATTCGAACCAGATATAAGTTTTGAAACTATATCTTCTAGATTAGAAACTGATATTTTAAATTATGTACCTAACATTAATATATCTGATATAATTATAAATACTCTTTCTGATGAAAATGTAGTTAATATATCTATATTTTACACAATATTTAACCAAGATGATAATTTAGTAATAAATGTATCAACAACAAACTTAATTAATAATCAATAATGGCAAATGTACCTGATATAAAATATTTTGATAAAGATTTTACAATTTTAAAACAAAATCTAATCAATTATGCTAGAACTTATTTCCAAAATAGTTACATGGACTTTAGTCCATCTGCTCCTGGAAATATGTTTATTGAAATGGCAGCTTATGTAGGTGATGTATTATCATTTTATACAGACACTCAGTTACAAGAGACATTATTATTATATGCTCAAGAAAGAAAAAATATAATAGCTTTAGCTTATGCTTTAGGATATAGACCTAAAGTAACTTCTGTAGCTTCAGTTATATTAGATGTTTACCAATTGCTACCTTCAGATGCTTCTAATAATTATGATCCTGATTATAGATATACAGCTAGAATAAATAAAAATTCAACAGTTAAATCTATATCAAACCCAAGTATAACTTTTATAACTCAAGATTCTGTTGATTTCTCATTTTCATCATCTTTTGATACAACTGAAATAACCATATATCAGTATTATACAGGTACATCAAATCCTCAATTTTATTTACTTAAAAAACAAGTAGAAGCTATATCAGGACAAATACAAACCACCACTTTTACATTTAGTGACCCAGTACAATTTCCTATTGTCACTATAACAAATGATAATATAATTCAAGTTTTAGAAGTAAAAGATAGTGAGAATAATACTTGGTATGAAGTGCCATACTTAGCTCAAGACATGGTATTTGATGAGTCATTAAATTTACCTATTAGTGAGCCTAATTATTTTCAAGAAGAAACAGATGCTAGATTTTTATTACGTCTAAAAAAAGTTCCAAGACGTTTCACTACCCGTTTTGATGACGATAACAATATGATATTAGAATTTGGAGGTGGAGTAATTTCATCCCCAGATGAAACTATAATTCCAAACCCAGATAATGTTGGATTAGGTTTAGTAGATGGAGTAAGTAAAATGTTTATGGCTTATGACCCATCAAACTTTATGTACACTAATGAATATGGTATTGCTCCTTCAAATACTACATTAACTGTTACTTATTTAGTTGGAGGAGGTATTGAAGCTAATTTACCATCTGATGATATTGGTTTAAATGATCTTGTTGATGTAAATATTAATTCATATAATTTAAATCAAAACTTAATAGATATTATTCGAGGATCTGTTAGATTTAATAATCCATTACCTTCAACAGGTGGTGGACCTGGAGAAACAACAGAACAAATTCGTTTACAAGCTTTAGCTAACTTCCCAACTCAAAATAGAAATGTAACTAAAGCTGACTACTTAGTCCGAGCTTTATCTATGCCTGCTAAATTTGGTTATATAAGTAAAGCTTATGTGACTCAAGATTATTTAGTAGCAATGGACACAGATAAACAAAATTTTGTTACTAATAATCCATTAACTATATCTGTCTATATTTTATCAACAGATATTGATGGTAAAATGAGTCGAGTATCTGATGTGACTAAAAAGAACTTAAAAACATACTTATCATATCATAAAATGATGAGTGACGCTATTATTATTAAAGATGCTTATTTTGTCAATATAAAGGCTAGTTTTGACATATCAGTACTTCCAGCGTATAACTCACAAGAAGTATTAACTAATTGTATTAATATTTTAAAAGATTATTTTAACATTGATAAGTGGCAAATTAATCAACCAATTATATATTCAGATGTGTATAATTTAATTGGTTCTGTTAGAGGAGTTCAATCTGTACTTAAAGTACAAATAGACAATTTAGCTGGAGGTAATTACTCACAATACTCATATGACATAGTATCTGCGACAAAACAAGGAGTTGTGTATCCTTCATTAGATCCATGTATATTTGAAGTAAGATATCCTGACACAGATATATATGGTCGTATTGTCACTTATTAAATTTTTATAACTACCTGATATTTATACTAGACTAATACTAATATAAATGGGTGTTTATAAAATATTTCCGTCTCAGGACACAACAATCTATACAGATTATAATACTCTAAACGCAGGGTTAGACGCTATTTTAGATTTATCTAAAAATGCGCCTAACCTTTATGCGTCTTCATCTACTAGCCGTGTATTAATTAAATTTGATAATGATGATATTTCTGATGCTATATCTAAATCAGGAGTTAATTATACAGCATCTTTAAAATTATATAATGCTCATGTAGACGGAATCCCAACTAATTTTAATATTGATATTAACCCATTATATCAGAGTTGGGACATGGGTACAGGACGTTTTAATAACATTCCTGAAAGTGATAATGGAGCTAGTTGGCAATATAGAAGTGCAAATCAAACAAATGCTTGGTCTGTAACTAGTTTACCAGCTGGAGTTTCATCTTCATTTTATGTGGGAAATTCAGGAGGTGCTGCCTGGTATAATGCTTATTCAGCATCACAAACATTTAATTATTTTTCAACTAAAGATATTAATGTTAATGTGACATCAATTGTAGCTGCTTGGACAGCCAGTGTTATACCAAACAATGGATTCATTATTCGTAACACTGGTTCAATTGAGTTTGACTATAATTATCAATACACATTTAATTTCTTCTCAAGAGATACTAACACAATTTATCCTCCATGTTTGGAGTTTAAATGGAATGATAGTACATTCAACCCAGGATCAACCCCATATGTAGGTAATAACAATATCTTAGTATCACTAACAAATAATAAAAGTGTATTTTATGATAGTGAATATGCTAAGTTAAGAATATATGCTAAAGATAGATATCCAGCTAGAACATTTGTAACTAGTTCTCTTTACATATATAATAAATTATTACCTACTGAATCATATTACTCAATTATAGATTTAAATACAAATCTTAAAGTAATAGATTTTGACACATCAGCTACCCAATTAAGTAATGATGCTACAAGTAGCTTCTTTATGTTACATATGGCTGGTTTAGAACCTGATCGTTATTATAAAGTACAAATCAAATCTATAATTGATGGTGGTACTTACATTTATGATAATGACTATTATTTTAAAGTAATGCAAACAGTTGAATAATGGCTGAAATAGTTAAAATAGAAAAAACTATATATAGTAATGACATTAACAATGTTATTAATAACCAGTTTACTCAACTAGTGCCTACATCAACTGAAACTGTAGCTACACCTGATTTAGATGTTAATGGTTTTTTTGAACAATATGATTTATTGTTTTTTGAAATTCCACCATCTGGATCAGATAATTCTCATCTAGGTTTAGCAACTAAAAGTTTAGAATATTTAGGTGTATCTCTAGATGATTTACAAGCTGAA